GACAACGATGAAACTAGAGTCTTGGAGAATGGACAATTGTTATGGATACGAAGAAACGAAAACCAGATTTGGTCACCTGCCCTTTGCAGTACATCCAATGGGTTGACGCAGTAGCAGATGTGGAATGGCAAGAGGATGTTAAAGCAGAGGTTCACCTTTGTCACAGCATTGGGTGGATTATTGATGAAACAGATGACGCACTATGCATCGCTAATACAGTCTCTATGGATAACAGCAATGCCCGTATGCATCTACCTAAGCAGTGGATTAAAGTAAGAAAGGATATAACACTTGAAGCCGAGCAGCGCCAAGTCCAAAGGAAGACACCTGCAAAAGTGGGTAAGAGATCTAATACTAGCCAAGTTCAATCTGGAGGCAGACGATGTTCGCTCAGTTAGTATGGGCGTGTCAGGGGAGGATTTGCTACTCAGTCCAGCAGCCAGACGGGTCTTGCCAATTAGTCTGGAATGCAAGTCCAGAGCAGCTATCTCAGTATACGGTTATTACGAACAAGCCAAAGGAAACGCAGGAGGATATGAACCTGTTTGCATCATCAAACAAAACAGAGATAAGCCCTTGGCTGTGGTAGATGCAGAGTATTTCTTTAACCTATTAAGGAGTAAGTATGAGTAAAGTTTATCGATTCATTTATGATTCTGAGTTTCAGGAAGACGAGCCTACAGAATATCCAGAGGCTTCTACTGTCAAGGTTCGTCACTACTTCGCAGACTTCACAGCATGGCCCAAGGTACTTTATGAGTTCTGTAAGTTCTTAGAGACTTCTGGTTACAGTGGCGTGATGGAGCGTGTTGTCATCAAAGACCCATATGGTATGGAGACTGATGGTTTATTTGAGACCATTGGCCCAGAGCAGTACATTGCTACTGTTAAAGTAGAACCATTAGACAACAAAGACAAGGACGCACAATGACTGTTCATGCCATAATCCCTGACTGCCAAGTTAAGGACGGTGTTGACCTTAGTTATCTGACATGGGTAGGTAAGTACCTTGCAGAGAAGAAGCCTGATGTTATTGTACAGATTGGTGACTTTGCTGATATGCCTAGCCTGTCGAGCTACGATGTAGGCCGTAAGTGTTTTGAAGGCAGGCGATACAAGACCGACATCGATGTTACTAACAAAGCAATGGAGATGTTGCTAGCACCAATCAAGGAATATAATGAACGAGCAAAGCGGAACAAGGAGAAACAATACAAACCAAGAATGGTACTCACTCTTGGAAATCATGAAGAAAGAATTTCCAGAGCTATCGAAGGAGACCCTAAACTGGATGGAACTATTGGTCTCAGCGACCTTAACTACGAACATTGTGGTTGGGAAGTTATACCGTACCTTGAACCTATTGTCATTGATGGTGTTGTGTACGCTCATTATTTTACTTCTGGCGTTATGGGGCGTGCTGTAACCTCTGCTGCTGCGTTGCTGTCTAAGAAGCATATGTCTGCAGTGATGGGCCACGTACAGAATAGACAGATAGCTTATGCTAATCGTGCTGATGGTTCACAGATTACTGGACTCTTTAGTGGATGTTGCTACCTGCATGACGAGGACTATCTAGGTAGCCAAGGTAATAAGTACTGGCGTGGTATCTGGATGTTGCATGAGGTTAACAACGGTAGCTTCGATGAGATGCCAGTTAGTCTTAACTACTTAAGGAAGAAGTATGAGCATTGATAACGCAACACCTTCAGACTGGTATAAGGTACAGCAACTTGAACCAATCAATCTGCACAATGTAGACCAAGCATTTGACAGAGCCACCAGTGTAGATGTCAAGACACTGGGTGACTACATCAAGTCTAAGCAGATTGGAGGCGATCATTACAAGTCTAACATCGAACCTTGGGATGTCTTCCTCGACTGGGGCTTAGACCCTTGGGCGTGTAATGTAATCAAGTACGTAGCTCGTCATCGTAAGAAGGCAGGTAAGCAAGACCTTGAGAAGGCCAAACATTATCTTGAGTTCTTAATAGAAAATTATGATAAAGTTGGTGACAAGTATTACAAGGTGTGATATAATATATGACCCTAACATTAGAAGAGATTAAGGAAAGACTTAAGAGATGGGATGAGATAACATTAGTTGAAGAACTAGCGTTAAGGTCTGAAGATATAGTAGAAAGATTTGATGATATAATAGAAGACCAAGCAGACAGATTACAAAACTTAGTTAACTGGGAAGAATAATAAATATGGATTACTATCAGCAGTTTATTGCAAAGAGTCGTTACAGCAGGTTTCTACCTGAGAAGAATCGCCGTGAGCATTGGGAAGAGTCAGTAGACCGATACTTTATTTTTATGTTTAACCACTTGGAAGAGAAGTACAAGTTCTCTCCTAACAATGACCTACGCCTAGAGCTTATCAATGCTGTCAAGAACCTAGATGTTATGCCATCCATGAGGGCTATCATGACTGCAGGTAAGGCACTAGACCGTGACAACACGGCTGGTTATAACTGCAGTTATCTGCCTATCGATGACCCTAAAGCATTCGATGAGGCTATGTATATTCTCCTGTGTGGAACAGGTGTAGGCTTTTCTGTGGAGCATAAATATGTTGATCAGTTACCTGAAGTCCCGGACCAGTTGTTTCCTAGTGAGACTACTATTGTGGTGTCGGACAGTAAAGAAGGATGGGCAAAGGCTCTTCGCCAACTCATCGCTCTTCTATACTCTGGGGAAGTGGCAAGGTATGACCTATCCAAAATTAGACCTGCCGGAGCTAGGCTTAAAACCTTCGGAGGTAGGGCTTCTGGACCCGGCCCTTTGGATGAACTTTTTAAGTTTACTACCAACAAATTTAGAGGAGCAGCTGGTCGCAAACTCACATCAATCGAATGTCATGATATTCTCTGCAAGATCGGGGAAGTTGTTGTTGTGGGTGGAGTTAGACGAAGCGCAATGATTTCTTTGTCTGACCTTGAGGATGACCGTATGCGGTCTTGTAAATCAGGAAATTGGTGGGAACAAAATGGACACAGAGCACTTGCTAACAACTCAGCAGCTTACACTTGTAAACCAGATATTGGTCAGTTTCTCGCAGAATGGACAAGTCTTTACAACAGTCATTCTGGAGAGCGGGGAATCTTCTCACGAGAGGCAAGTAAGAGTCAAGCTGCAAAGAACGGAAGACGTGATGAGAATTATGACTTCGGAACTAATCCCTGTAGCGAAATCATACTTCGACCCTACCAGTTCTGTAACCTTACAGAAGTCGTTGTACGGGCCGAAGATACCGTTGCAGACTTGGCTAAGAAAGTACGCATCGCCACAATCTTAGGCACATTCCAGAGTACTCTGACGCACTTCCCTTACCTGCGTAAGGTGTGGCAAAAGAACACTGAGGATGAGCGTTTACTTGGTGTGTCATTAACTGGTATCTTAGATAATCCTTGGATGGGGAGGGTATGTGAAAGCACTACGCAGTCTCTTGAATACTTACGGGAGGTCTCAGTTAATACCAACAATGAGTTTGCAACTAGCTTGGGAATCCCTGTGTCTGCTGCGATTACTTGTGTCAAACCTAGCGGCACTGTTTCTCAACTTGTTAATTCTGCCTCTGGTATTCATACTAGACATAGTAACTATTATATTCGCCGTGTTCGTGGTGACAAGAAAGATCCGCTGACTAAGTTCCTGACAGACTCTGGTATTCCTACAGAGGACTGTGTCATGAGACCTGATAGCACTGCTGTGTTTTCTTTCCCAGTGAAAGCACCAGAGTCTTCTCGTACTCGTGATGACCTGACAGCTATGCAACACCTAGACCTGTGGCTGATGTACCAGCGGCACTGGTGTGAGCATAAGCCTTCAGTGACTATCTCTGTTAAGGAAGATGAGTGGATGGATGTTGGTGCTTGGGTATGGAGGAACTTCGATGAGCTTAGTGGTATCTCATTCCTTCCTTGGGATGGTGGCTCTTATCGACAAGCACCTTATGAGGAGTGTACTAAAGAGCAGTACGAAGAACTTCTATCTAAGATGCCTACAGATATCTTGTGGGATAACCTCAAGGAAGAAGATGATAATGTCGAAGGCGCACAGACATTAGCGTGTGTCGCAGGTCACTGTGAGATTTGATATGAATATAGACCTATGTATTATATCTGGATTGATGTTTGGTTTTGAGTATGTCGAAGTTGTAGATGATGAAGAACGATATATTGTAGTAGACTTTGCGTTCCTACGGATTCTTATCAACTTTTAAATAGAGTGTGCTTTCATCCTTCCTGCGCTTAACAAGGCCGGGAAGGACTTTTCCCCCAGCTTTCGTCCACTGCATGAAAGCTTCTGCAGCCCCTTCAAACTCACCTCTGTTATGCTTCTGTCTTATTGTGCTACGCTGGAGGTTACCCAGTCCAACATTAAAGCTAAAGCTGACGAGTGCATCAAACCTAGACTGAGTAAGATTAGTAGGACACAGTCGTAGTACACCTCTCTCAAAGGTGAGGAGATCCTTGGCAAGTATGTCATCAACCTCTGCCATAGACAGAGTTCTATCCCACCCACTGGGTATTGCGATGCTTTTACGCTCCTCAAAAGGAACCCTGATATGGTTGGGGTCTATGACATGACCAACGCCTACTGTCCACAGCAAAGCTGGACACCTGTAACTGCGTGTTCTTACGCCCTCGTGGTGCTTTATCATCTCGATGCATTCTTTGGATACTTTCATTTCTTATTGAAAGACTGTGACCCAAACCAGAAGGCTATGATAGATGAGAAGATTATGGCTGAGTCCTCATCCCAGAGCAGGTTCAGCGCCTCATCAAATGGGACGTTCTGCTTCCAAGCGTAGAAGAATCCAAACACATTTACCATTACCAGCATTAGGAACATACCGTAGGTAATGACTGGTCTGACGCTAGCTCTAAGGTTTATGACCCACTTACTGGCTCCCTGCCCTATGGCTATATCGTGGGCATAAAGGGCTTCCTTCTCCTGAACTGCAGACTGCATTGCAATTTGGTCAGTCCTAATCTCCTCCACCCTAGCCTGAGCTAGGAACCCCTTCTCTGCCATCTCCAATTCCCTAGCCATCTGCAATTTAGCCAGCTCTAATTCGTGTTTTTTATCAGACTTATCTTGGAAAAAGTCTAGGAACTTGGGTAGCCCACCAGCCAAGAAGGAGACAAGGGTAGAAAACAGGGTAATCATAGACGGTCCTTAAGGTTTATATCCAAGCACATAGAAGAAGCTAACCAGTATGAAGGCAGTTAGGAAGCAGTACCACTTGAGCAGCCCTAGCTTTCTAAGGTCTCTACCGTACTCATCAGTCAGGTCCTTGTTATCTCTTAGGATTCTGTCCTTGATGACAATGATTTCATCCCAAGCAGCCTGACCATGCTTAGCTATGATGTCTTGCTTGAGTTCGTCTTCTATCTTTTTAATCTCGTATACTCCACGCCACTCTTCTACCGCTGAGAAGACAGAGGTATCAGATGGTCTTTGCTTTTGCTTACGCCTAAACGATGCCCTAGCTTGGAGGTCAGCCTTGCCTAGTTCTTGTATGTCCTTGGTGACTGACTCTAGTTCTTTACCTACTGCTAACGCTTCTTTAATACCAGCGACAGCAGCCTTGGCTACTTGAGTGACTGGTTCGCTCATAGTTATTCTTCTATACCTTTACGCTGGAACTGCTTTCTCCTATACTCTGCATAGAAATCAGGGTCAGTGTTTAGCTTCTCTGCTAGTATTTGATTAGTAGCCGTGGTTCTAGCCTTTGATGACACCCTTTCCAGCAGTATCTTTTTAACAGAGTTGTTAGAGTTCTGATATAATGGTGTACTAATCAGGTTATTAAGCAGAGCTGTGATGCGCTCTCCAGATAATGCAGCGTATCTCTCATAATCAGAAGCACTTAACTCTACACCTCTGATAGACTTTTCTACTGGCTTATAAGTAAACCCAGTGCTTTGTATCTCTGCCTGCAATGGTGTCTGCTCTGCTGATCTAGACGCAATGCCTAAGACACCAGACAATCCGTATGATAGATTAGGCTTAGGTTCGCCTAGCAGGTCTCTCTTAACTGGTAGATTCTCACGCATCCCGGGTATACGAGAAGCTACTGCATCTCCAAAGTCTCTGACTTCTCTCTGATATGGGTCTGGTACACGAGCAAACTGAGCTACTGCAGCAGGAACAACTAAGCCAGCAAAGCTGTTGACAAAGGAACCACCATATCTTACTGGGTCATGAGCAGCTTGTAACACACCAGTGATACCTTCTAAGAAGGTCTTAGATGTAAGGTTCTTTGTAATAGCTAAAGTACCGTCTACAGCCAGCTCTTGAATCTTTCTGTCTGCCTGCGGCTTGGAGTAGTAGTCTCTGAGAGATTCTATAGAGTCAGCAAACACACCCATGACAGTAGCAAGTGGCTCAACCCTAGCGTATGAGTACCAAGTATCACCAAGCTTTACTGAATACTCAGGGATGTTGGCAGCTATCATGGCCTCTCGTCTGCCTTGGTCTTTTGGATAAGAACCAGTCATGTTTCCATTGACTATATTGTAAGCAGTTAACGAAGCAATGCCAGCACCTAGCATAGTACGTGCTATAGCTTCATCTTTCTTACCTTTGAACTGCTTCATGAACAGACTGGCAGGAGTATAGGACAGAGCGTCCTTAAGGATATTGATTGGTGTCTTAATGAACGGAGCAATAAAGACTAGCTCTGGATGGTCAGCCCTGAGCTTGAGCATGGTGTTACCTAGCTTACCCAGATCTGCCTGAAAGGTCTGCTGCTTAGCAAAACTTGTAATCTCGTCAGCAAGATAAGGATTAATCTTACTTAGTTCTTCTTGCCACTTAAGACTGCCTATATCTGTTTGTTTTAATTTCTGATACAACTCTTCTCTGCTAAGACCATTGAGTTTATTCTCAGGTATCGTCTTGGAGATACGCTCTGCTACTGAGTTAAAGTGCATCCTACGAAAGATGCTCTTAGAGAACTCGTCAATAGCTACAGAGGCACGAGTAGGATAACGGACATACTTACCAAACTCTTTCTCAAGCTCTGAGGAGTTTGCACTACCACCGATAGCAGTCTTAATCTGGTCAATGTTTGCTTTGGTATCTAGTGGCGCACCAGCTGCCCAGCCTGCCTTAGCAAACTGAATGCCCTCTGCAGCTCCTTCAAAGAATCCTTTCAGCATTGCAGATGACTCTTGTAAGCGTACAGAGTTTCCGGGCATAAGACCTAATAGAAATCTTTCACCAATAGCTAGAGGTGCTTTGACTAAAGCAGACATGGCGTTAACGGCAATAGTGCCTAAGCCAGAGATGTAGGAGTTAATCACAAACTCAGCTACCTTGTCCCTAAAGCGTGGCTCTTTAAGAGTGCTATTGACAAAGTTAGCCTGTGCCTTGGCCTTCTCTCCCGGCAACATATTCATTCGTTCTAAATCATCTAAGCCTTGATAGAAAGCATCAATGGCTGCTTTGCATTTATCATCTACTTTCAACAGGATCTCCCGCCCAAGAACGGAGCAATGTTTCCGTTTTCTTTAATTACCTTCTGCAATGCTTTCTGAAAGTTCAAAGCTCTGCCTAAGTTACTAGCGTTTCCTTCTACTGCTGCAAGTAACCCAGAGGCTTTAGTCATCATAGCCTGAAGCACTGCATATCCTTCGTCACTACCACGCTCTCTAGCAATACGAGCTAACTCACGAGCATTACGTAAGTCTTCGATAGCTGAGCGAGTAGCTTTGATAACTTGAACCATTACTTCTGGAGGTAGAATCTCTTGAATTTTTTTATTAATCACAGCCTCAACAGCAATGTCTTCAGGTACTAATTTTTCTTCATATGTTTCAGACCATGTCTTTCCAGTTTGCTTTTCATACTTGAACCTACCAGCTAGAGCGCCTTGAATCTGCGATAGAATATCAGCATCTGCTGCAGCCTTAGAAGCAAGAATATTAATATTACTATTACGATAAGGATTAGAGTGGTCAATCATCCTAGCAAACTGAGTAGGAGTAATAGAAGCAATACGAGTACCAGAAGTTTCAAAGAAGTCTCTATAGTCACCAGTCTTATTAGCTACTTGTTCTACTTCTGACATAGCTTTCTGAACTGATACTTGATTACCGCCTTCTATAAAAGCTTTATTGATTGGCGTGTCTACAGCTTCTTCTTTGCTTACAAACTTAGTTGTACTAGGAGGAACTTGGAAGATTGGTTTCTCAAGTTTATTGAAGTCAGACAGGAAACGCTGTTCTGATTGAGTGATCAGAGAGCCTTCGTTGATACGAGACTGTATCTCAAATGCACGAACAGCATCGTCAGTTAGTGGAGGTAACTGGTCTTCAAAGTCTCTAAGGAATCTCTGCTCTGCTGGTGTTACTAAGTCACCTACTTCTATCCTACGTTGGATATCAAGTAAGTTAGTAAACTGTTGTTGATTGATAACCGGGGCAGCTGCTTCTTCAGTAGCCTCTGCTGCTTCTTCTGCAGTCCTTACTATAGGACCACCACCTTCAACCTGAGCTGTCTTAGCTGCTTCGGCTTTGTTGACAAACTTACCTATAGCGCCACCGATACCAGCTCCTAAGCCAACACCAACAGCAATGTTAGTAAGCCTTGAGTCATCAAACTCGCCCTCATAGGTAGGCTCTAATACACCAGCCGCGCCACCAACTAAAGCACCTTGCTTGACAAACTGACCAACGGTCTTAGCTCTACCAATAGGGATTAAGTTAGTTGGGTCAGCAATAGAACCAGCCAAGACACCAGTGATAGCAGCACCAGTGTTGGTGTCCATCATGGTACGAAACTCTTGCTCTTTCTCTAGGTCTGTCTGATAACCAAAGGCACGATTGTAAAAGTCTAAGTCGTTGCCAAATAGTTGTGACAAACCACGCAGAGTAGAAGTTACTCCACGCTCGAAGCCTCTTGCTAAAGTCTCTCCAGTACCATACTCTTCATCAGCTACAAGTCTTAGACCAGCTTCTGATACAGTTTCCCACTGGTTGTTTGCAATAGCTTCTAGGTCAGAGGTAGATAAGGAACTCCAATTAACCTTAGCCATTAGGGAGAAACTCCCAGCTCAGGCTCTGGTGCAGAAGGTGTGCTAGCTGGGGCTTTCTTACCTTTGTTTCGTTTCTCTAGCTCAGCTCTTGCTGCAGCGGCTGGGTCTAGAGCAGATGGAGCTGTTCCTCCAGCTACCTTAATGTTCTTAACATCAGATGGGTTAGTCTTATTGATTGCAATAATCTCTGTGATATTACCCAGAGCATCCTTGACAGTCTGGAAGCTGTACTTATCAGCATTCAAGTTACCAATACGAGCTTCAATCTCACGAATCTGTGCGTCAGTAAACTTGTTCTTACGAGCTGTGTCCTCAAGTTCTGCTTTAAGTTTATCTTTAGAAACCTGAACTTGCTCTTCTTGTACTTTAACAGCACGCTCACTGATAGACATCTTACGCTCTTCAAGGCTTCGTCTAGTAGCCTCGTCAGCTAACATCATAGCTTCTTGAGTGTAGCCCATCTCGCTAGCACGCTTAGCCATAGCAGCGTATACCTTGGCAGGATCTTTCTGGTCTTCTGCAGACATCGATGCTTTAACTTCGTTAGCAATACCTTGTAGGTCTCGTGCTTTCTTTAGAGCTGGGTCTTCATAGCCAGCAATGTCAGATAACAAGCGCCCAGTCATCTGACCAGACCTAGCAGCAATGAATGCACCTTGTTGCTCAGGTGTCATCATAGCAGACTGACGAGCCTGCTCAAACAATCGTTGCTGTTGTGCCTGTTCTACCTGAGCAGGGCTTTGGAATATACCTAATAAAGATTGTTGTGGGGTTGCCATTCCTTACTCCTTAACCGTAAACATTCATAGCCGTAAAGTCTGCTCCAGCTCTTTCCCCATATACATTTGGATTACCGGCAAAAGAACCAGTGTAGTATAAGTTCTGTAACGGTGTGCCATATGGAGTATTAGGTTGCTGGGTTGTTAGCTCTCTATAAGAAGGAAGAGCACCGAACAAGTTCTGCTGAGACTGAGCAGAGATTAGACCAGCCTGACGAGCGCCTGCAGCCTGTGCAGAGGCAGCTTCCATACCGCCTTTAAGTAAGTAACCACCAGCAGTTGCACCAGCAGCAGCGGCACGTCCACCAAGCTGTGCGCCCATTTCAACAGGTTGCAGTAATGCCTGCTCGACACCAAGACCAGAGGTAAACAGACCTGTAGACTGGGCAATCCTTCCAGCTACGTTAGCTTTAGCCTGCTCTCTGAGCTGTGTCTCTTTGTCAATCTGTGCTTGTTGGAATGCACGTAGCTCAGGGTTTGCACCATAGATATCAAGACCCTGTCTACCAGTACGAAAGAGATTAGTGCCAAGCTGAGAGTATTGCTGAGACACTCCCGGTGCAGCAGCAGAGCGCAGTCTTTGATACTCTTGCTCTTCAGCAGCTGGGATATCTTGAGGCAGCGCAGCTCCTGCAGCTCTGAACAGTTGGCTACGATACGCAGCTAGCGCTGGGTCATAATCAATGTTTAATGATTGATCTCCAAAGGTTACACCGCCTAACGCTGTACGAACATTATATGGTCTAAACTTTGCAGCCTCAGCAGCAATCTGTGCAGCTTCTTTTGAGCCTGCAGCAGCAATACCTGCAGCGTCAGTTTGTGCTTCAGCAGCTTTAGACGCAGGACCAAATCCAAATACGTCTGATACTGCGTTAATTATGTCACCCATTACATTCTCCTAAATGCAAGTCTCGTAATACCATCGTAGCATTGTACTTCTTTATAAGGCCAGAAGCTAAACATCTTACCAAACTTCTGCAACTTCTTATTCTCTTTATTTATCATGATGAACATCGGACCACCATGCATTTCAAATATTAAATCTAAGTCCCTGTCAAACTGCCTAAATATTTCTGGTGTCCACTTAATAACATCTGCGTGCATCCAGTTAGCTAATCCAACTCTTTCTATGTAGATGATGTAATTATCTCTAACGCAGACTGGAACTTTCTTGTCATCTGGATCAATATGTACCGCCACTAATCGTCCCGTCAGTGATAGTATTACCAGTTAACAAAGTGTTTAGAGCAGCAATAGTAGCGTCTAGTTTACTATTAACAGCAGTTTGAATGTTATCGTACTCAGTATTAATCTCTGCGCCTTTAACAATCTTCGATGGGTTACCTGAAGCTAAAGAGTCTTTAGCTGCGAAGTCGGTAGTCTTCGTATAGTTAGACATTATATCGTCCTTCCAGATTTAACAAATACTTCAAACTTTTGAATAGACATAGAACTGTTCTGAATATCTACTTCAAATCCTAGTTGTAATACCTTGCCATATCCTAATCCATTAGCTACCAAAGAATTAATATCCTCTGAGCCAGCATACTCAGCAGTGGTGTTATACTCTGAAATACCATACTGAGCTACTGTGGAGTTTAACAAGCTTAGAGTCTGGTTATAATTTAAACCACCGTAATCATAACCCCATTTAGTCACAAAGCTCTGCGATGCTCCACCAAAGACTACAATATTAATCTTCTTTAGAATCTTCTCTAGTGTAGGCTCACTAAAATCAAAGAAGCTAGTGTAATACACCATACGGTAGACAGCGGTATCATCAGCATACCCACCGTACTTACCAATATATCCTAGCTTGCCTATAAGTAACTCTCTAGCTTCAGTAACACATAAAGCGTTAGGACTAATATTATTCCAAGTAGTTACCCTAGCTGAACCATCCTCTAGAGAAGTACGCATATCAAAGACATATGTTAACCCACTAGTTGGTAGAGACAAAACATAGAAAGCATCATTAGGAGAGTAAGCACTCTTAATAAGCTTAGCTGTCTCTGAGTTAACATATCCCATCAAGTCATCACGTACATTCTTAGATAGGTCTCTAAACGGTAAAGACTTCTCTTGGATAACACGAAGCAAACTACGAACACCTGTGTCAGACAAAAAGATAATATCTGTACCAGTGTTCTGTACAGAATCTCTAGCAATACATCCAATACCTTTAATTATATCTGACAACGATAGTGTTGCAGGATCATCAGCACCTGAATACAATACAACATTACGCTTACAGAAAATAATAAGAAAGTTATTATGAGCTGCTAGTGCTACGATTGGGTCATTATTAGGAACTACTGTAGCAATGTTTAAGCTACCAGCTGAGCCAGTGCTTAGGTTGTCTCCGTTAAGCAAATCACTAAAGTAAACAGTTTGCTTGTCACCAGTAATATCTGCATACCATACCCTACCATAAGCAGCTAATGCACAGTTGGGCGTGAAGGTGCTAGCACTAAAGCCAGTAGGCAGTGTGCCAATATCTGCTAATCTTTGAAATCCATAAGAGCCAGTATGTGCGTGACCAGTAGCTCCCAGCTTATGATAAATTAAAGTAGGATGGCTACCTTGAACTAAGTAAGCATGAGAAGAAGCGTTAAGACCAGCATCATATGGCAGAGCCGCTATTTGCCAATGGTTATCAGTAATTGTATAAGTTAAATCTGCTGAGTCTGTAGCATCACGGACAGTAGCTGTAGTCAATGTGCTTCTGCCAGTAAATAACTTATTGTTACCGCCAGAAATAACTACGTTACCATCTTCTTTTACAATCTCATACAGCGTCTGAATCTTATTAGTACCTAAGTCTACGTTAGTAGAAGCATTAACTTTAGTCCAGCCCTTACGTGCGCCAATACGCCCGAACTTATCTATGACGCAGTTAGTAGCTTCATAGGCAAAGTTAGGTGGTAATGTAACACCAGACTCTTGGGTATTAAGACCATAAAAACCCGGAGCTGCTACCGATACTGCTTTAAGAGGTTTTGCCACTTATGTTAAATTCCAGATAGATTCATCAGGATAATGACTAGACTCAATAGCTACATGATCAGCTAAGGATTTCTTATATAAAGCATAAGCTTCTGAGCTATTCTGTCCCATGTCTTCGCCACGCTCTGCTAAGGCTTTAGCATAAGCACCAAAGATTACAGGCTCCGAAGGAACCTTAATTATGTCTGTAGCCAAAGACAGAGCAGCCTGAGGTTTGATAATATTAAATCGTAGATTATAAACTCCATCAGGTTTAGGAAATATATCTACCTGAGTATCCCCATTGGAGTCTACGCCATTAAAGTTATAGTACAAAGGCTGACCTGCCTGAGCATTATTAATCAAGAATTGCTGGTCAAAGTAGGCTCTAGGAGCTACCTCCATAAACCAGTCGCTAGTATCGTTAATTACGTTTAGGACACGAAACCGTACCCCAGAGCCAGTAAGGACGTAGTTAAACAAATTAGCTGTAGTTGCAGCAGTCAAGGTATCTGTCAAGGCATTCCAGTCATAAGCGTCTTCTACCTCACGCTTAATGTCGTTGACAAACTTACCAATCATTTTAGCGTAAGCTGTCTGTGACACAGTGCCTACCTCGTTCTCACGTAGACGGACTAGCACATCATTAATTAATTGTAAATAAGTCATAGTAGTATTATACCATAGAAATTAGTAGTTGTCAACTACCATTTAACTTTATCTGCCCAATATGCAGCAGACATCTTACCTTTGGCTATATTCTGGGCGTGTCTAGACTTAAAAGACTCACGGCGCTTACGGTATGACTCTGACTCTCCAGCCTTCTTAGGAGAACCTGAGACTCCTTGTTGTCCAAACCTGATAGTCTTAACCTGATCGCCTTCCTTGGCTACTACCACATGAGACTTGGTTGGGTGGCTAGGTGTGCGCTTTGGCTTATTGTAGCCTGCTACGCCAGCCCTAGTTAGTCTTGAGTCTTTCATCTGTACCCCGCTGTCTTCTTAGCTATCTTCTTAGGTTGCTTTACAAACTGCTTGCCAGCCTTGTTGCCCTGTGCCTTAGCCTTGTTAGTTGCTGCTTTCTCTGCAGGTGACAGAGCATCCCAAGCTGCATCTGGTAGGTAACGCTTCTTACCTTTACTGGCTTTACCATCAGAGGTTCTCCACTTCTGGGCTGTCCAGTCCTTCAGCGATTGCTGTGGGTCTTTCTTCATGACTTATAACCACCGCCAGCTTTCTTGTACTCACTAGCTAACAACTGAGCTTTACGAGCTGACCACTCTCCGGGGTCTCCACCTTTGCTACCAGCTTTGATTTTCTCAAACAAACGCTTACGCATTGTGGGCTTAGTATAAACACCAGCCTCATTAACACGAGACTTAGGTTTCTTGGTCACTTCTTTGCTTTCTTCTTCTTAGACATACCAGTCATGGCTAGGCCAACAGCAACTGCCTGCTTCTGTGGCATTCCTTCTTTACGAAGTTTACTAATCTTAGCAGAAGCAGCAGCTTGTTTGCCCTTCTTAGTGTAAGGGTATTTCTTTCCGTCTACCATTGGCATAATATTATCCTTGATATTGTAAAGTTGAATCTTGAATTAACTCAATAGTTACTATAAAAGTAACTGTGCTAGTTCCTGACTGTGATATTCTAATCTCATCCCCGCCTTGAACTACAACTACTGCATCAGTAAATAATACATAATCACCAGCTCCTAAGTTTTTACCAGCAAAGACTATATACTCTGTATTCTTTGACTTGTCATACCAATAAACAGTAGGAGTGTTTGTTCCATCAGCACTAATTACATATAATAGTTGCCAGAAACCAGTATTACTAGAAGGAACAGTATACAATACTTCTTTAGTAGTAGTAGTCTTAGTCTTAGCGGTTGATACTTTTCTACTCATGTTAACCTATTTTAAGAACTAAGCTGAGTAGTAGAACTACGATGAAACCAGTAGTCCCGAGCAGGATCTGTTCTAGTCTTTTTAGTCTAGCATTGATGCCTGCATAGCGTTCAGCGCAGACTGCTTCATGGGTGTCAAGTTGGCCTTTAACTTGGTCTACTGTTGACATTACTCACCCCAGTTCTGGTTGCTAACTACCGTAATCAAAGCCTCGACAGTCGTGCAAGCCGCAATCGCGGCCTCTAGCCCGTCACACTCAGCCACAATCGCCGCACGCTTTGCGACCACCGTTGCGGGTATGTCTATATTGCGCTCTGCCTTGCGGACTACCATCCAATCGGTCTGGGCAAGCATAGAACCTGCGGTCTGCTTAATCTGTGCAATCCATTGGCTCTTAAGACCCTTGGTAACTAGACGCTCCGTAGAATCCACCATCGCAGGTTGTCCGTTGACCTCACCCAAGACTTTGACATACATGGGATTTCCGTCTTCGTCTACTTCTTCACGGTCATCTAAAAGTTTAGGATTGTCTACGCCCCAATAGAATCTCTGGTCAAAATTCTCAGGGTCTGCTATCTCTACAATACCTAGTTGCTCACGCAGAACGGGGTCACGCAAATGCGGGTAACGGACTGAGTTGATAGTTACTTCAGAATCTATTGAGATTGGGTTGCCATTGAGTTGAAACATTTTATTCTCCGTTAATCATCGGGCTAAACTGTACTTAAAGGGTGTCTCTGCAAATGCGGCAAAGATGTAAGTTGTGCTACTTCCAATTTCTCCTGAACTATCACGCACCTTGAAGCCATTTGAAAGAATATCTAACTTTGGATTTCTTGCAGTACCGCCTTCAGAGGTGGCTAAGTTTGCTCGAAGGTCAGTATTGGCAATGTAGTTATATGACATTCTTACTGTGTCGAATATAAGCCAATCGTAGTTTGTGCCACCAGTTGTTGCTGACTTAATCATTATCCAGCGTGGTCTAAAGCCACAATATACAAAAGCATTGTCAAGGGAATTGTTTGAACCATAACTTCCAAAGGCGCTATACCCCGCTACCGGTGCAAACACATACGCAATCATTGTTCCACCGTTGCTGAACGAACTACTACCAACGCTAAATACAGAACTAGTGGGTGCGGTGTTATTCCAAGCATTAGAGGCTGATGTTTTGGCATCTGTTGATGCCATGCTAATGTAGTAATTCTGTGGCGCAGATGCATCCATAAATGCATGGTATGAAGGCCAACCAGTACCGCTATTGGTCTTGTTCTTCATAAACATAAACTGCGGGGCAACTCCTAGTCCATGCCCAACAGTACCATTAGCACCGGAACCAGTCCATTGAACAATCGAGAACCCGCTAGTCGTATTTGCAGATACTGTGCTGGTTATAGTGCCAGCCGTGTTAGAGGAGCCTGCGCCGTTGGCTTTCCAGTTCCATGCGACATAGGTTCCAGCAGAATCATTTTCAATTGTGTTGCCTTGACCAGCGGGGAACGTAAATCCATCAGATGTAAACGCCGACATAATTGCGGTAGCGTTAGCCTCTGCGTCTGTGGAATTAGATTTTAGGCGATACCCAGCACCACGCACAGAGTCAAACAGGCAATGGTAATAACCACCAGCCTGATTTCTGTTTTTTAGCCACAAAAAATTAGGTTGAAAACCAACTCCTGTTACCGTTTGTCCCGTGTTTCCGTTGCCGTTATAAAGAATTGTATTAAAGTAATCATTCGCCTGTGTCGTGCTAGTTGCACCGATAGTCGGCGTAGGCAGATTCTGTGTGCAGAGTGCTTTGAAGCCAGAGGGGGCGGTGTAGGCAAAGGCTCTTTGACCAAAGTTGAAAGTTGCTTGTTCCGTTCCCGTAGTTGACGCATCGCTATATCCGGGAAAATACGTTCCTGCTGGTATTGATGAGTATGCAGTTCCTTGGCTTGTTCCATTTTTATAGAAAGTTAGCGTTCTTGCATCTGCGTCAAAAGCCACTCCAACAATGTCGTTTGTTGCGTAAGTTGCACCATAAGACGCACCGCTTCCAGAATTGTATTTCTGACCATTAAAACTGGCGTAAGAGTAACTTCCTGAAAATTCCCCAAGATAATTTAAGATTGGTATGCCAGCAGTAGTAATTCCAATAAAAGTTCCGTCACCACTTACTTCATCAAGCAATACTTCCCAATACCACTTTCCAGAATAAACCCCGATAGTAGCCAAACACAAACCATTGTCTGTAGAGCCAGTTGTTATTTTTAGGTTTCCATTAGAAAGAGTGGTGTCTGTTGGATTAAATAACGGATTCAGCGTAGCGTAATTCCCACGCACCTCACCACCAACACCAGTATCGGTTCCGTAGGATGTGGGCGAATCTACTAAGGAGTCATTGCCGGAGCCAGCGGTTACAGAGAAGTTATTAGGCGTCCAGTTGTTACCGTTGCCTGAACTGTCCTTGCCTAGCGTCGTGCTAGTAGTGCCTGAGTTGTCTGCAAACTTGAGGTAAAAGCCGTTAGTGCCGTATGTGCCTGAGAAGGCTTTAGGCTTCCATACACCTGTGTTGGAGTCTGTTTCACCAAAGTCTGATGGCGTTAGTTGTTGACCGTCAATGAAGTTTATTTCGGTCATGTAGCCGTCATAATAAAAACTGCTTGTAACTGTGTAACGACCAATGTTATGGATTACATTATTATTTATTCCGCTGGCTTCATTTAGTGATGGGTGTGTTTCTACAGTCCAGTTGTTAACCTCGACTCCATTAACCCACAACCTAGTTCTATTCCCTGCGGTTGCGTTTGTCGTGTCCCAAACCCAAACTAAATGATACCAAGCAGACAAGTCACGATACACTGGAGTTGACTCGTACTCGGCAGTTGAATTTCTAATTTTAATAATGTCAGTGGTTGTCCAATAAATGTACGAAGCATTTGATGGGTCTGCGCTTAACAAAAACAAACCAGAGCCGTTCTTGCATTTTTTAGCCCAACATGAAAATGTCCATGTGGTTCTACTACCAGCACTAGCCGGGGTACGGTTCAGATACGCCGAGTCTGCGCTATTGAATCTGAGACTGCGCTCAATGTTGTAGCCGCCACCACCAGCAGCAGCACCAATTCCAGTAGGTAGAACAGCCATTACGCTAAAGCTCCAGAGTTAACTACATAGACGTTAGTACCATCTGAGAAGTATGACAAGACATACGTACCAGTAGCTGATAAAGTTGTCAACGCACCAGTAGCTACCTTGGTATTAGCATGAGCAGCTACTGTGTAGTTGCTTCCATTAACTAGCAGGATAAACCCAGACTGACCAGCAGTGATGTTAGTAAAGGTCAGGGTTATAGAACCTGTTGGAGTACACTTGAAGTTGTTAGTTACGTTCATGTCAAACGAACCATCGTTGTCAGTAGTGACAGTGCCACGCTGTGAGGCTGTAAAGGTATTGGTTAAGTCTGCTTTAGCACCAGAGATATCTACTACAGTACCTCCAGAGTTCTTAACATAAAGCTTACGATCAGCAGTGTTTACCGCTAATTCAGCTCCACTAGAAGAATTAGTTAATGCCCCAGATGCTGGAACAGACGAAGCTGTATCAGAGCGTTTAATTAGAATAGTTGCCATTTAGTACGTACCTCCAGAAATTGTTCCAGTTACTACAGTGCCTACAGTTGTAATATTAGATGAACCAGCCCAAGTTGATAATGCAGTATTCTCTACGTTACCTAGTCCTACCGTAGAAGTAGTAAATGTTTCCCAAGTAGTATCATAGTCTGTGCTAGATACCTTCTTTAGATACTGTCCAGCAGTGCCGCCAACAACTACTCCGGGTCCAGTTGGGCCAGTTGCGCCAGTAGCTCCTGTTGCGCCAGTTGCCCCGGTAGCACCAGTAGCACCCGTTGCTCCAGTAGGAATACTGAAGTCAAAGATAGCAGCAGAGCTAGTTCCTGCATTCGTTACAGTAGCAGAGGAACCTGCAGCTCCAGTAGTTACTGTGCCTACAGCAATCGTGGCAGCAGCTCCAGCAGCCCCTGTTGATCCTGTAGAGCCAGTAGCTCCTGTTGCACCTACTGGGATAGTTAAGCTTAGAGTCTGAGTAGGAGCAGTGCCAGTAATCGTAGCAGCTGCGCTAGAACCTACAGAGCCAGTGGTAACTGTACCAATTGATAAGCTGTTAGCTGGTCCTGCAGGGCCTGTTGCACCAGTAGCACCTGTGGCCCCTGTAGCTCCTGTTGAACCTGTAGCGCCAGTTGCACCAGTAGGAACTCCAAGAGTTAAAGTGTAAGTACCAGAGTTGTATGAAGCAGTGGCGCTAGAGCCAGCAGATAATGTGTTAGCAGTAACAGCAAAGTTAGTTGCTAAGTTAACTGAAGCGGTTTCGCTAGCTAGTGCAGCAGCAGCTGAAGCAGCGGCATTGGTTGCTGAGGTAGACGCAGCACTAGCTGAAGAAGCTGCGTTACTTGCGTAAGTATTGGCGTTGGTAGCATAAGACTGTGCATCAGTAGCATTCGATGCAGCATTTGCAGCGGAAGAAGCAGCTGCAGCAGCAGAGCCACCAGCAGCAGAAGCAGAACCTGCAGCAGTTGATGCAGACGCAGCAGCGTTTGTAGCAGCAGTCTGAGCTACTACAGCCTGATTATTAGCGTCATTGGTAGCGTCACCTGAACCACCGGGACCTCGATACAAAGCCATAAGTTATCCTTTGTAGTTTTACTCAGTAGACTGCGTGAATCTACTTAGTAAAACTCCCCAGCCCTTGTGAGGCTGAGGAGAGCCACTAGCTTATAAAGCCTTAGGCAGGAACTGCGAGAGCAACAGCAGAGCCGTCACGCAACTCAGCAACACCGTACAGCATATCGCTGGTAAACAGAGTACCAAGATACTCTTGCTTGTACTGAGTCTGTGAACGAACACCCATCTGCTCGGCTAACACAAATGCGTCTTTGTGTGCTAACAAGCAGATACGGTCTGTGCCAGAACCACCAGCAGCAGTGTCGGCGTTGGTGGTAACAAATACCTTAACACCAAACACGTCACCGATTTGACCGTTACGGATTGTGTTGTTACCGCCCTGCTCACCTACGAAAGCCTGCTCCGTAAAGCGAGAGATGCTCATCAACGTGTTACGGCTCGAAGGAGGAACAATCAGGAAACGATCCGTCATCGGAACGTCTTGGTCATCAAGACGCTGGATTGAACGGCGAATACCTGCCTCGCCAAGAGCAGAAGCGTTAGACGTGCTGGAGTTGTACACAGTTGCGCCAGTCGAACCAATGAATGCATTCGTGCTAGCAGCAGCAGTAGCGTAGTCACTTGTACCAGCTACACCACCGTTGACAGTACGACCAAGCTGAATGAGGTCAACGTCAACACGCTTTGCCAGCGCATAACCAGCGTCATCCGTGTAGAAGCGGCGCAGCGAAGACAGAGCCTGAACTTCGACAATATCTTCAATCAAGCGGCTATACTCATAGTGCTTGTTGATGAGAACCTGAACTTCTGTCTCAGTTGCAGCAATCAGTGTTACCTGACTGGATGCAGTCTTGACAGCAGCATCGCCACGAGTGGGCTTAGGAATGTGAAGTGTATCGCCCTTCTTGCCTTTGAAAGACATTTTAGAGAACAGGTTAGCAGCAACCAAGTTCTTTTTGTAAGCAGCGATGATTTCATCAGACCAAATCTCAGGGATAAATTTATCCGCTGTTGTTTTTGTTACGTGATCGGTACCAAGAGCCATTTTAAATCTCCTAAATGATTAAGTTTATTTAACTCGACCCTGAGCGTATGCAGCCATAATTTCATCTTGTAGCTGGTAATAACGATCTGGGTCTTCCAGTTGTAAACGGATTAGATCCGCTCTTCGATAGACCTTTGCAGAAGTAGCACCAGTGTTAGAGCCAACATCTACAGTAGCTGATTTGACTGCTGCTTTCTGTGCCGCTTTAATCTCTGGCGCAGGAGCAGGAGCTGAAGGAGCTACCGCTTTAGGTTTAACATAATTCCAGCTTGTCAATAGCTCAGAGGCTGAATCAAAATCAAAGTCTGCATCAGCCGCAGCATACAACCGCATACGCACTGGTGAGGCTTTGATCCACTCTGCAAAGGAAGGATCAGCTACTGTCTGCTGAAAGTCAGGAAATTCCTGTTGTAACTTTGTCAGCGTTTGCTGCTGTTTTAAAGCCAAGGTTTGTTGCCTTGCCTCTAGAATAGCAGGATGTGATTCTACTGCTCGGTTTACTGCCTTCTTCGGATCTTCAAAGAAATCGATCTCGTCTTCTTTTGTGACCTCAACTTCTTTCTTATTGTCGAGTTGTCGCTTGATTAGCTCATCCGCAAGCTTTCGTACTTCACCAACTTCTTGGGCTTGTCTACCAATAAGCTTCTCAGCCTCTTGGTGCATCCTGATAATCTCATCAAGACTCTTGCCCTTATACTTGGTTGGAAGGTTATCCTCTTCAGGAACTGCTTCCTGTACGGTTTCAGTCTGAGGTTGTTCAGCTACTTGCTGAGTCTCTTGCTGAGTAATATCACTTGCTTCAAATAACTCTTCTTGCGTTTCGGTAAAAGATGCTGCCACATTATCCTCCTGTCCACAACGGATTCTAGGAACTTTAAAATGTCACTTGGAATCAGGCTTGCTGTTTCTTATAAGCGACTCTAGTTGCTTCTTCGTGCTTTCTTGCCCACGCCTCATGTGCTGAAGGAAACGCACCTGTGATGCCCTCCAGACTGATGCGGGGTGACGAGATAATACGAGAAGCTTCATTGCGACAATGCGGACACTCTATAGAGCGTACCTCATCATCGACCAATTTTTCGGTGAGGTGGTCTTTAACGCACCTGAACTCAAATATCCGTTTCATCTGTTAACTCCCT